GGCGGTGAGGTAGGTGACCTGCGTAAAGTGGTAGATGACTTTATTAAGACGCAAACAGCTAATAACTTAAAGACACAAGAGATAGAAACTAATAGTGATGAGGACTTCTTCATTGAGCCTAAGAGTGCTGTAAATAAAGCAATCGAAAATCATCCAGCTATTAAGGAAGCCCAGCAAGCCTCTATTGCCATGAAACAAGCGGCAATTCAAGATAAGCTTTCTAAGGATTTCCCTAATTATGTAGAGGTTGTTACAGCCCCTGCGTTTGCTGAATGGATTAAGGCATCTAAAGTTAGAACAGAGTTATACAACCGAGCAGATAGTAATTTCGATTATGATGCGGCTCAAGAACTTTTGTCTACTTGGAATGAACGACAATCTATCAACACTAAGGTAACAGAAACTGCCAAACTAGACCGTGACTTACAACTCAAAGCGGCTGATGTTGGTAATGGAAATGCCCAAGAATCTGTTTCAAAAAAGAAATATCGTCGAAGCGATATTATTAAACTTATGCAAACTGACCCTGAAACGTATGAAGCTCGCTCACAAGAAATTATGCAAGCCTATCGTGAAGGTCGAGTAATTTAAACTTTATAGAAAAGGATTTACAAAATGGCTTTAGGCTCAAATCAAGTAACAACCACAACTGCTGCAACCTTTATTCCTGAAATTTGGAGTGATGAGATTGTTGCCGCTTACAAAAAGAACCTAGTTCTTGCAAACTTATTTAAAAAAATGTCATTCGTTGGCAAAAAAGGTGATACAGTTCATATCCCTTCACCAACCCGTGGTACAGCTTCTTTAAAAGCAGCTAACACACAAGTTGAATTACAAGCCGCAACTGAAGGCGATGTAGTTGTAACTATTGACAAACACTACGAGTACTCACGTTTGATTGAGGATATCGTCGAAGCACAAGCTTTAACTTCACTACGTCGCTTCTACACAGAAGATGCTGGTTATGCTCTATCTAAACAAGTAGATACATCTCTTGTTCAATTAGGTCGTGGCTTCAACGGTGGTAACGGTGCTGCTACTTACGGTGGTGCTTATATCGGTGGTGATGGTACAACTGCATACAACTCAGGTACACCTAATGCTTCTGCATTAACTGATGCTGCTATCCGTCGTACAATCCAACGTCTTGATGACAACGATGTTCCTATGGACGGTCGTTTCTTCATTGTTCCACCATCATCACGCAATACATTGATGGGTTTAGACCGTTACACTGAGCAAGCATTTGTTGGTGAATCAGGTGCTAACAACACAATCCGCAACGGTGAAATCGGTAATTTGTATGGTATCCCTGTATTTGTATCATCTAACTGTGATACTGCTACTGGTGCTGCTCGTATTGCATTACTAGGTCATAAAGATGCTGCTGTGTTGGTTGAACAACAAGGTGTTCGTTCACAAACTCAATACAAACAAGAATACTTAGGTACTCTATACACTGCTGATACATTGTACGGTGTTAAAGAGTTGCGTGATGGTTCTTGCTTTGCATTAGCTGTTCCAGCCTAAGTAATTAGGTTTAAACCTCTTACTCCTTTGTGGGTAGGGGGTTTTTGCATAATTATTCAAGGAGAAATATATGGCACAATTTAAATGTAAATTATCAGGTACTATTATTACTTTTGAACACGCACATGATATTAAAGAAATGCTTAGACATCCTCAATACGATTTTGTAGAACCAAAAGTAATTAAAACTGAAAGTTTAGTAAAAGAAAAAACAGTAGTAGTAAAACCATTATCTAAGGAATAATTATGGCAATCTATCGTGGTGAAGGTGGTAGTGGGGATGCAACAGCAGATACCTCCAATACCTCTGCTGTAGCAATTGCTGCGGCTATTGATTCACAAGATAGTGCTACTGCTGCGGCAGCTAGTGCAACAAGTGCAGCTAGTTCAGCTACTAGTGCAAGTGCTTCTGCTTCAAGTGCATCAGCTAGTGCTTCTGCTGCTGCTACATCAGCCACTAATGCGGCTACTTCTGCTACAAGTGCTTCAGCAAGCTCAACTGCTGCTGCTGCAAGTGCCATTGGTGCTTCTTCAAGTGAAACTGCTGCTGAAACAGCACAGACTGCTGCTGAGTTAGCTGAATCTAATGCTGAAACAGCTGCTACTTCTGCAACTGCTAGTGCATCGACAGCTACAACTAAAGCAAGTGAAGCGTCTACTAGTGCTACTAATGCAGCTTCTAGTGCGTCCACTGCTAATACTGCTGCTACTTCAGCTTCTACTTCTGCTACTAATGCTGCAACAAGTGCAACGTCAGCTAGTGGTTCAGCTACAACAGCAACAACTCAAGCAACTAATGCAGCGTCATCCGCTTCTAGTGCTTCTACATCAGCTGCTACTGCCACTACACAAGCCACTAATGCAAGTTCTAGTGCAAGTGCTGCTGCTACCTCAGAATCTAATGCAGCAACATCAGCTACGAATGCAGCTAGTTCAGCTACATCTGCTTCAGGTAGTGCAACAACAGCTACTACACAAGCTACAAATGCAAGTAACTCTGCTAGTGCAGCTTCTACATCAGCAAGCAATGCAGCTACAAGTGCTACAAACGCAGCTAATTCAGCTACAACTGCTGCAAGCTTCACACCTAGTCAAACAGGTAACAGTGGTAAATTCCTTACTACAAATGGTACGGCTACCTCTTGGGGAACAGTAGATGCACTACCCTCACAGACAGGGAATAGTGGTAAGTATTTAACTACTGATGGTTCTACTTCTTCTTGGGCTACAGTTAATGTAACTCCTGCTATAGATGATTTATCTGATGTAACTATTACTTCTGTTTCTAGTGGTCAGGTATTAGCTTACAATGGCACTGCTTGGGTTAATACAGCAGCTAGTGGAAACACTACATCTAAAGGTTTATTTGAACACAGCAATACAATCTCAGCTAACTACACAATAGCTACTGGTAGCAATGCGATGTCCACAGGACCAATCACAGTAGCAAGTGGTGTAACAGTAACCATACCCGCAGGCAGTCGTTGGATAGTAATTTAAAGGACAGGCAATGGCAAACTCAATATCAGCAATAACAACAGGCATAGGTGGAGTAGTAATTGACTCTGTAGATACCACAGGAAACCTTAATTTAAAAAGCGGTGGCACAACTGTAGTGGCTGTTACATCTACAGGGGCATCAGTAACAGGGTTACTAGAAGGGTCAACTAATTACACGGGCTTCAAAAACCGCATCATCAATGGTGCGATGGTGATTGACCAGAGAAATGCTGGGGCTAGTGTAACTGTAAATGACAATGAGCCATATACAGTAGATAGATGGCAAGCACAAGATAGTACTGATGGTGCTTTTACAGCACAACAAAACGCTGGTTCTGTTACCCCACCAAATGGTTTTACAAACTATTTAGGAGTTACTATCACTACTGCGGATTCTAGTTTATCTGCATCTCAATTTGCTAGATTACAGCAATGTATTGAAGGTTTTAACTTTGCTGATTTAGCTTGGGGAACTGCTAATGCTTCTACTGTAACTTTGTCATTTTGGGTGCGTAGCTCTTTGACAGGTACTTTTGGCGGTGCAGTACAAAATGGCACTAATAATCGTTCATACCCATTCAGCTACACAATTACTTCTGCTAATACTTGGGAACTTAAATCAGTAACTATTGCTGGTGATACTACAGGCACTTGGGCAACAACAAATGGTAGAGCGTTATTTCTTCAATTTGGTTTAGGTGTTGGTTCAACCTATTCAGGCACTGCTGGGGCATGGGCAGGGGCAAATTATGTTTCAGCAACAGGTGCAACATCAGTAGTAGGCACTAACGGTGCTACCTTCTACATCACAGGTGTTCAACTCGAAAAAGGCTCAACTGCCACATCATTTGATGTGCGTGACTATGGTCGTGAGTTGGCTATGTGTCAGAGGTATTACTGGCAAACACCAGTTACATTAGGGCAAGTTTTATTTGATGTATATAGTCCAATTATAGGCGGTCAATTTAAAGGCTTATCTATAGCATCTATGTTTGTTGAGCCTAGAGCAACACCCACAATTACCGTTCCAGTACAAACTGCTGTAAATGTAAGCGGCACTCCTGCATTTGTA